CCGGCGCGCAGCTCTACCAGGCGTACGCCGAGGCCGGGGTCGCGACCGGCGGCAGCATCGGGCTCAGCGGCTACCAGTTCAAGCAGCTGCAGCAGACCGGCGTCCCCGGCGGGCTGGCGGCGCCGCTGTGGGCCAACGCGGCGCCGGCCAGTGCGCAGCCCTGGGGCAACCAGAACACCCTCACGGTCAACGTGAACAATGCGAGCGCGGATCAGATCGCGTCGAAGCTCGTGACGGAGATGCGGCACAGCGGGGTGCGCCTTGGCTAGTGTCTCCCCGGCCCACCGCCAGGGCTGCGCGCGCCTCGGCTTCGCGCGGCTCAACGCCTTCCGGCTGAACGTCTACGAGGCGATCGCGTGGGGCAGCATTGACGGGGTGTTCCCGTCGGGCGGGCCTGGGACCGGGCTCCTGATCGAGGGGGCGAGCGTGCAGCATGTGCTGAACGATCAGACGGACACCATGCGCGTACGCACGCGCGGGCTGGCCCCGGTCGCCGGGCAGCTGATGACCCTGCAGATCGGCGATCGGTCCGATCCTGACAAGACGCTGTTCTCCGGGCCGATCATCGAAGACACGATCACCACGGAGGGCCTCGCGTCGAACACCGTCCACGACGTGCGCGCGGTGGACCCGACGTGGCTGATGCAGCGGCGCCTCGTGCTCAAGACTTACACGAACGAGTCTGCTAGTGCCATCGCGCTGGACTTGATCGCGACCTACACGCGCGGGGTCAGCGGGGCGTACATTCAGCCAGGGCTCCCCGTCATCGACGTGATCACCTTCACCAACGAACAAGTGCCGGCGTGTCTGACCGCGGTCTGTCAGCGCATCGGCGCGTACTGGTACCTCGACTATCAGTGGCGGCTGCACGTCTTCACGAGCGAAGCGCAGGACGCCTATCCCATCACGGATGCGAGTCCGCGCACGTCGCGCCACCACGCGCTGCGCGAGGACCTCTCGCAGGTCGTGACGTCCGTCATCGGGCGCGGCGGTGGCGCGGCTGCCGCCGTCGATCTGCCGGCCGGGCAGACCGAGATCCCCATCGACGAGGGCGACGAGTCGCAGTCCTGGTATTCGGCGGCAGGCGGTAGTGTCGAGATCAACGCGCAGCGCGTGAACTACGGCGGGGTCCTCGGCACGGGTGGCACCGGCGCGCAAGTCGGCACCGGCAACGCGCCAGCGAATGCGCCGTTCGTCTGGCAAGCTGGCCCCGGCTTCACTGGCGGATCGGCGATGACACCGTTGGTCGCGTATCAGTACGCGATCACGTTTCTGACCGCGGCCGGTGAATCGCTGCCCGGGCCACGCGCGACGGGCACCGTATCGAACGCGATGCCGCCGTCACCCGTGCAGCCGACGTTACGGGATGCGCCTTACGGCCCATCGGCCGGTGATCCGAATCAGCCGGTGATCGGCGGCGTGTACTACGTCACGATCATGTTCCCGTTCGACAACGGATCGTACGGCATGAGCCCGCCAACGGGTCTGACGTGGAACGGCAAGTATTGGCAGCTCTATACCGGGCCGACGGCGATGTCTGCGCAGGGGTTCACCTACTACCCCGCGCTGCACCCGCCGGGCTACGTGCCGCCGTCGCGCTACCGGCAAATCTTGTTCAATCGCACGTCCCCCGCGGGCAGTCCACCGAGTGCCACGTACTACGGGGCCGGGCACATCGACGTGCCGACTGGGCTGTCCTACAGCGAGTGGTACACCCTCAACTACGTCTGGAGCGACAGCGACACCATCGGCGGAGGCGGCGGCGGGCAGCGGCCGCCCGTCGGCCCACCGTTCGCGGCGCTGTGGCTAGGACAGCTGCCAAAGTCGGCACTCGCGGCAGTCACCGGCCGGAAGCTGTATCGCACGACGGGCGGGGGGGCGCAGCTCAAACTACTGGCGACGTTAAACACCACGGATAGCGAGTACGTGGACGTTGCTGGGGATGGCGCGCTCGGCGCGAATGCACCGACGGCGGATACGTCGGGGATCGAAGACAAGGCCGGGAACGTGCTCCAGAACGCCACGACGATGCCGGTCTCGAGTCTCGCTCCCTTCGAAGCGGATAACGGCGCGTCGGGCGGCTGGGTGCGTGTCGGATCAATGGTGGTGCGCTACACCGGGATCGACACCGTCGCGGGTACGCTCACCGGGATTCCGTCGTCAGGCCCTGGATCGATCACCGCCACGGTACGCTATGGCACGCAGGTATTGGTACAGCCACGGCTCGTCGGCGTTCCCGCGAGCGGGGCAGACTCGCTGCGCTTCGCGATCCGGAAGGGAGACACGGTCACCATCCGGATCGAGCGCGACGATCCCGACGCGATCAGCGCGATGGCGCATCGGCTGCAGCTGCCGTGGCAGGCCGAGGTCCAGTACGAAGATGGCCGGATCGAGCTGGCGATCAGTGACAGTCGCCTCGGGCCGGTCGAACTGGCGGCAACGGTGCAAGCTACGCTGCTGGAGCGCAAGGACCCGCACCGCACGCTGACGTTTGAATCGCGCGACCCGTCCCTGCAGGTCGGCCGGCTGGTGACCGTGACCATCTCAAAGCCGCCGATCAGCGGGACGTTCCGCATCCAGCGCATCACGTTTTCGGAGATTGCGATCAGCGGCGCCCGCGGGAACCCGTACCCGCTCCGCGCGATCGAAGCGACGAACAAGCTGTATACCTTTGCCGACCTGCTGCGGCAGCTGCGCGGCCGTGAAGGAGGCGTCCCGTAATGGCGCTCGATCGCACCTGGTTCAACACGCTGGTCGATGACGACGGCTCGGGGCTGACGGGGAGCGTCTGGGACAAAGCCGACGTCGATAGCCTGATGGACGCCGTCGACGCGGAGATCGCGCGCATTCAGCCGGAGAGCTTCCCGTGGACGCCGTTTCTGCAAGCGGCGGGCGGGGGGACGGCGCTCTACGCCAGTCAGAGCGCCGTCTATGCGCGGAGCGGCAAGCTCCTCACGGTCGCCGGGTACGTCGAACTGTCCTCCAAGGGATCGTTGTCCGGCGCGTTGCGGCTCACGATGCCGAGTGCCGCCGCGGCGATTTCCGCGAACGGCGCGATCGTGTTGTCGTATTGGGCGGGACTGGCGATCGCGGTCGGGGGGATCCAGGGCTACTTTAGCAGTGGAACGAATGTGATCAACCTGGTGGCGCTCCCGGCTGGCGGGAGTACGGCGATCGGGTTTCTCGACGCGTCACAAGTCGGCAATACGTTCACCTTCGCCTTTGGTGGATCGTACGTGCTGCTCTAGCCGCGAAGGAGTCGACGACATGGCCATCGTGATGGCAGGCAAACAGTTCACCGCCGATCAATTGCAACAGACCGCCGGCGACCTCGCGTCGCTCATGCGCGACACCCTCGAGCGGAGCGATAACTTTCGGATTCAGCTCGAGTCGTTCGTCGACGCCGATCTGGTGACGCTCGGGCTGACGCAGGACGAAGTCAACGCGATCAAGGGGTATTACATCGGCGACGTGCCGGGCATCCGGGCGCCGTTCGTCGCGTCGGCCTGGGTCAAGCAACTGCTCGGCACGGGGGTCTGATCCGGGCCCGTGCTGATCGCGATCCTGCTGCTCGCGCTCGTTGCGGGACCGGGAACAGGACGGGAATGGAAACCGGCAAAAGGCGGCAAAACCCCGCAAACCCTAACACGGGGCGACGCAACCCTGCCGCCCCCTGATCCGTCGATTCTGGCCTGATTCTATTGATTGTTTGTGGTGGACGGCGGGAGGCTCGAACTCCCGGCCTCCGCGTTGCGAAGGCACCGGTGGCGCGCAAATGTCCTAACGTTTTCTGCGGATCATGGGGCGACCGGGAACGGGGCGGGAATGTGATCGAGCGGGTTCGACCCGCACATAGCACTTGGCCGAGAGATCGTATTCGACTTGGTCTGGGTGGTTCCGCAGGAAGGTTTGCAGATCCAGGGAGGCTTGCGGTTCGGAGATGTCGAACTTCCGGCGCAGGTGCTCGCGATTGATAAAGCCATAGACGGTCAACATCTCAGCAATCCACGCCTGACGCTGATCGGCAAACCACGTCATGCTCGCTTCCGTGCCTTGCGTCTCGGCTGCCCGGCGAGCGCGGCGAGCATATCCTCGCGGCTGACCTCGCTGTAGATTTCCAGGAGCACGTTCGGCTTTTTCCAGTTGCCCTGCTGCTGCACGATCGGCAGCGGCTGCTTATCCTTGACCAGCAGATCGGTCGCGCCGCTGCGCCGCGTGCCCCAGTGAAACGTGATCCCGTTCTTGGCCCGTCCATAGGCGACGTGCGCCTGCCGGCACAGATACTTGAGGCGCTTCCGCACGGACCCCGTCCAGTCCCGCGGCTCGCGGGCCTTCCGAAACTTCGGGAACAGGTAGGTGCTCTCGTTCCCGGCCAGCGCGTCGACGGCCGTGGCCGCGCGATCGGTGAGGACC